TGCATCTTTTCGTGCGTACGGTTTGCTTCTTTGGAAAGGTTCTTTTTTTCTGTGTCTTTGATGAAACCTGATAGTGAGCGTGTTAACCGGAATCCTCGTCCGTTTGAGTGGGTGGACCTTCCTGCTCGGAATGATCTTCCTGTGCCTGATTTGCCGGTTTTGCCTGTGAAGAAGGTGCGTCAGGCTGATGGGTCTACGGTTGATGTTGTGCAGGTGTGGCCGGCTTGGGCTGTTGATGCTTGGGCGCGGTTGTGGACTTCTCCTCAGTCGACCCAGTGGAGTCGTACGGACCATTATTCTGCTGTTGAACAGTGGTTGACTCTTTATGTTTCGTTCAAGAACGGCGATTTTAGTGGTGCTGTTTTGAATCAACTTCAACGTATCGAAGACAAGTTGGGTCTTAATCCTAAAGCGATGTTGTCGCTTCGGTGGCGGTATGGCAGCGGGGTTGAGGAGTCGTCTGCTGCTGTTGCGTCTGTTCGTCCTTTGCGGACGGTGCGAGCGGACCCCAGGGCTGTCTAGTGGACTTGTGGCCGTCTATCGGTGGTGTTGCTTGCGATTTTATCGAGAGCGAGCTGGTGCACGGCCCTGGGCCTGTGTCTGGCAAATCCATTGAGCTGACGCCAGAAGAGCAACGTTTCATTTTCAGCATGTATGAAGTTCATCCCGCTGAACCTTGCGGACGGAAACACTGCAATTGTGTTGTAAACGTTGGCAAATTTCGGTATGAATGGGCAATTTATTGCCGTATGAAAGGGTCGCGTAAAAGCGAACTAGCTGCTTGGCTAACCCATTTTGAGCTCGTTGGGCCGTGTCGGTTTGGTGGTTGGGATGCTGCCGGCAACCCTGTTGCTGTGTCGATTTGGGAAATGGGCGGTACTGCTGACATCCCGTTTGCTGCCACGGCTGAGGATCAGGCCAAGGATACGGCTTGGAGCTCGTTTCATTTTGTGGCTGAACGTTGTTTGTACGCTCATACTTTGGACATAACCAAGGACAAGGTGACGGTACGTCAGAACGGCGCCGGCAATGCTCGGGTTGTGACTTCTTCGTCTATTGCCAGGGATGGTGGCCGGCCAACTTTCACGGTTGAAGAGGAAGCCCATTTGTGGGTTTTGCCTGAACTGGTAGAGCTCGACAGGGTACTTGACTACAACCTTGCCAAGCTTGGCAGTAACGATCCTCACGGGTTGAAGGTGTCAACCATGTTTGGTGTTGGTGACGGATCAGTTTTGGAATCTGATTTCAAGCGTTGGGAAGAAGACCCAGACTCGGGAATTTTGCTTGATATCAGATCGGCTAGAGACTCTGTTTTTGATCCTGAGCTGGGCAGGGACAGACCTTTAAACCCTAAGGTTGATGCCGACATTTTGCTTGGCATACAGGACGCTAAAGGCGATGCGTATTGGCTTGATGAATACCGCATTTTTAGAAGGTTTAAGCGTTCTAAGGATGCGGCTATTCGCTATTGGTGGAACAAGCGAGCAGTTAGCGAGAAGCGCGCTATAGATCCTGACGACTGGGCTGCTGCCGAGTCTGATCGTGCAATTGTGCCAGGTGAGCCTATTTGTGTTGGTTTTGACGGTTCGCTTTACGATGACTCTACGGCAGTGATTGTGTCGTGCCTGTCCGACGGTTTCCAGTGGCCGGCTTTGATCTACTACCCAGACGGCACCGAGGAAGGCGTTAACGCTTTGCGTAACGAAGTCGATAGGGTCATTTTTGATTTGTCTTGCCGGTTCAAAATTGTGCGGATGTACTGTGATCCTCCCCATTGGGGCGACCAAATCGCAAGATGGCAAGGTGACTACGGGTCAAGCACGGTAGTTAGTTGGTGGACCAACCGTGATCTTGCGATGTCCTGGGCTACCCACAGGTGGGCCGAAGGTATTGCTACGAAGACTTGGCATCATGCTGCCGATGATGATTTCACAAAGCAAGTAGTTAACGCTCATAAGCGTTCTACTAGAATCATTGTTGACAAAGAAACCGGCGGCTATGGTTGGGTGCCGACTAAAGAACGTCAAGGATCACGTAACAAGGTTGATGCTTGCGTTGCTTCGGTGCTTGCCTATGAGGCTCGGGTGGACGCTATCCGCGGTGGCGCTCAAAACGCCAAGAAGCGTAGCGGTAAAGTTTACGCCTTCTAAGGGAAAGTAGCTTGAGTGGATATCCCTAAGCTCATTGGTGAACTTGAAGTCAAGTTGACCAAACAGTCAGCCGATATTGCGAAGTATCGAGATTATTACGACGGCAAGCATAAGCTTAGTTTTGCAACGTCAAAGTATCGCGAAGAATTTGACCAAATGCTACGCGAAGTTTGTGACAATTGGTGTCCAATTGTTGTTGACGCTGTTTCTGAGCGGATGCACGTTGAGGGGTTTAGGTTCTCGAAAGACGGCAAAGCAGATTCCGAAGCTTGGGACATCTGGCAGGAATGTTTCCTAGATTCCGATTCCGAGCTCCTGCACACTGAAACTTTGGTTGCCGGCCTTGGATTTGTGATGGTTTGGGGCCAGGACACAGGCACTGGCGCTGAACCGGTCATTACCGTTGAAGATCCGACACAGGTTTACGTGTCGCTTTACCCTGGGTCTAGGCGGCACAGGCAGTATGCGTTGAAAAAGTGGTCCGATGATTGGACTTCAGACGAGTACCTAAACCTGTATACCGCTGACAACGTGTTCAAGTTTCGTCGCAAAGGCGGCAAACTTGAGGAACTGGAAACGATTACCAACCCTCTTGGTGTTGTGAACGTTGTTCCGTTTTACAATCGTCCGCGCACCATGCCCCACAGCTACCGCTCGGAAATTTACGACATTCTTTCAACGCAAGACCAGATCAATAAGATTCTTTGCGACGCTATTGTTGCTAGCGAATTTGCTGCTTATCGTCAGCGTTGGGCTACTGGTGTTGAAGTTGAGCTAGACGAAACAACCAAAAAGCCGGTCAATCCTTGGGAAACAGGTTCTAACCGAATTTTGATTGCGCCCGATCCTGACTCCAAGTTTGGGGCGTTCGATGCTACCGATCTGAGCAACTACGTTCGTCTGCTCGAAAACCGGATCCAGTCTGTCGCTAGTCGCACTAGGACTCCTCCCCATTATTTGCTGGGACAGTCTGGCTCTTTTCCTTCTGGCGAATCTCTGAAAGCCACGGAAACCGGTTTGATCGCCAAGACCAAAAGTCGTATGCGTCATTTTGGCGAATCGTGGGAAGAGGTTATGCGGCTTGCCTTTGCTGTTGAAGGCGATGCGGAACGCGCTAGCTACTACCGTGCTGAGACTATTTGGGCTGATCCTGAGAGCAGGACTGAAGCTGAACACGTTGACGCCCTGCTTAAGCTGCGGACGTTGGGCGTGCCGATCAGGCAGCTTTGGGAGGATGCCGGCTACAGCCAAGAGCAGATAGAGCGTATGACCATGTTTGCTGCCGAAGAATCAATGCAAGCAGCTATGGGGCAGCCGTCAAATATTGTGATTACTAGCGGAACGGCGGAACCAAGCAATGACGTTGACGCCTCAGCAGTTGGTGAATTTGGGGCGTCAAGTTCAGACGCAACAAATTAAGCTGATTGGTAGTACCACAAATCGGGTTACGGCTTTGTGGGACCAAATGCCTGGCATTGGTGATGACGCTATGACAGCTTTCGCGCGCGAGGCTGCTGCTACTGTCGAGCAGGCACAGGCCTTGGCTGCTCGCAATACTGTTGCGTTTCTTGCTCAGGCTGAAGGGATGCCGGCGGTAGGGTCCGGCGTGAGCATCGCTGACGTGGTTTCTGAGGCTCGCCCAGGTGTTGTGGCCGTTGACGTGTACGAGCGGCCGGTAGTGACCGTTAGAACGGCTCTGGCAGAGGGTAAGACCTTTGCCAGAGCTCGGGATTTGGGCAGGCTCAGGCTTATTGCCACGGTTGACACAGACATTGCGTTAGCTAGCCGCGAAGCCGGCAGGCAGTATGCGTCTACCCCTAGGTCCAAGATCCGTGGTTATCGACGGTTGCCCAGCGGCAATGCTTGTAATTTCTGTTTGATGGCTTGCACCCAGCGTTACCGGCATCAAGATTTGATGCCGTTGCACACTTCTTGTCACTGCACTTTGCCGCCTGTGCCTATTGTGGGTGACGTTGATCCTGGGCGGGTTATTGACAAGGACGCTCTACGTCAGCTTAAGGAATCTGGCAAAGCTGGAAATTTGAGCTATCAGTCGGCTATCCGGCGTTCCAACAAGTCTGTTGCTTTGGCTGAAAAACGGTTATCTGAGCTCAGGGATGAACTAGCTAGCGAGGAAGATTCTAAACGTGTTGGCCGGCTTGAGGATCGTATAGACAGTTGGAATGATCGCAAGAAAGAAGCCAACAAACTTCTTGAGCGTCGCAAAGAAGAATACGCGGCTTATAAAGAGCGGATGGCTGATCCGGTCAAAGGTTACAGAGAAACTGTTTCGGTTAGACAGCATGGCGAACTAGGACCAGTTCTAACTAGAAAGGGTGACAATTTTGTCGGATTCTGACTACGTGAGCAAACTTAAATCTTTGTCGTTTTCCAGGCACAAGGGAACCAACAAGATTACTCCTGTGATTAGCGATGATACCGGAGCAAATGTTGGGTATCATACTGAGCACTGGTCTGGGCGCGTTGATGCCACCGTTACGGCACCACAAGTAACCGTTAACCCATCGTTGAAAGCAGACAAAGCATGACAATTGAAGAATTGTTGACGGCTATGGAATCGGCAGAAGTTGCGTATGCGGCTGCTGCGCAGGCTTACCGTGACGGAATCGACAGCCCAAACAAGGCAGAGCTTAAGGCTGCTGCCCTGGCTTTGGGTGAGATTTGCAGGGCAAATAGGCAGGCATACCGTTTTGCAATGGCTGATAGTCGCGAATTTGTGAAAATTGAGGAAGCCCTGTAATGGCTATTACCGCATCTGGTTTGTATTGCTTGTCTTTTAAGGACATTCTTAGCAACGATACGGCTATTGACGTGTTGGCTGACACTATCAATGTCGCTCTTATTACCAACACTCATACCCCAAATTTTGATACTGATTCTTCTTGGAACAGCACCAACGAAGTTGGCACCCCATCTGGTGGTATTGCCCTTAGCTCTCCAACGCTGACGGTTTCGTCTGGGGCGCTTGTTTTTGATGCTGGTGACACGGTTTGGGGTTCGCAAACCATTTCCAGTATTCGTGCCTGCCGGATCTATGACGCGTCGATTTCTACGCCTACGGCAAACCCTTTGTTGTGTCTTGTCAATTTTGGTTCTGACTACGCCGTGTCTTCCGGGGTGCTTACAATCCAGTGGGCTGCCGGCGGGATCTTCTCTGTAGATTTGACTCCGTGACGGTAGGGCTATGCCTGATTGGAGCCCTAACGACCTATCGCCAACAGCGTGGTATGACGCGACCATTGGGGGCAGTACCACTGCCATAGCGGACTGCTCGCCTAACGGCGCGTCTGCTTTGACTTTTGGTTCTGGCACGAATAGCCCTAAACTTGTGTCGGCTGTTCCGTCGATGCGGCTTAGTTCTTCGATTAATGCGGTTTTGACTTCAACGTCAACGTCTTTGCTTGATTCGGCAGCTGAATTGGATATACGGCTAGCCGTCGCAATGATTGATTGGACCCCTTCGTCTTCGCGAAACGTTTACACCAAAGGCACAAACACTGCCGCAACAGCGCACACTCAATTCTTCGTGCAAAGTACCGGTTTGTTGCGTCTTGGATTCAGTAACGGCACGACGTTTACAACTGTTGACAGTTCTGTTGCCACAGGTTTTGCCGATGGTTCTTTGCAGCTAATTCGCGTCACCTATAGCGATTCGCTTAACGAAGTCAAATTTTACACTAAATCAACTTCCTATAGTAATGCTGCAACCGATTGCTCATCTAATACGGGCTGGACTCAGCTAGGAACAACTAGGACGTTTGCGTCTAGTGTCCGCGCGTATTCTGCTGCCATTTCTCTTGGCGGGTTGTCTAGCGGAACAACCAACCAAGATGATGGTTCTTTGTGGCGATATTTCCAGGCATCAGACACTATTGACGGTTCACCCCTAATTGCCTGGGACGCCAACCTGCAAACGCAAACGTCATACACTGATGGCGTTTCGGGGCTTGTCTGGTCTGTTCAGCGGAACACGTCAACCGTGAAAACGGTTGTTCTTTCTCCTGCCGCAAATTCGACTAGATCACTTGTTGTTACCGGCACGGACGATTACGCGCAGCCTGCAACTGCACCTATTCCGTCTGCCGCTGCCGGCGCGTCATGCACACTGGCAACGGTATTCCGTCCGTTTTCGTCTCAGGTTGCAACTAATTGCATTTGGACCACAAGGTCAACGGCAACCGATAAGGGCATCCGTTTGGAACTTGCGAGCAGCACGGCTGTTCGCGCTCTTGTATCTGACGGAACCACAACCGTTACGACTGCTTCGGTGCCGATTTCTATTGGGTCGCGTAATTTGGTTGGCGTCATTGTTTCTGGCAGCACCTGTAGAGCGTTTGTTGTCAACAGTTCCGGTGTTACGTTGGGTGCCACTTCGACACGGCCGGCCAACGATCAAACGGGAACAATTCTCAGGTTTGCCAATGATGCTGCTCTAGCTGCTAGTGCCGATCTTGATGCGGAATCGGAAATGCCGGTAGCAACCTTCGCGTCAGCGTTGAGCTCGGCTGATATTTGGCGTCTGTTCGAGTACTATGACAACCGAATTGCAGCCGCAACTGTTGGCGGTGTTGCGTCTGTTCCTGGGCCGTCTATCCCGCTGACGTTGCCGGCTGTTGTGGTGTCTGCGGTTTCGGCTGTTTACGACGGCGCCACTTCTGCTACTGCCGATATTGCCGCTGTTACGGTGGCTGCTGCCGCTGTTGTCGAGTCTCCCGCGTTGCTGTGGTCTGCTCAGGTTCAGCCAGCCACGGTGGCGGCTGTGGCGGCTGTGGGTGCTGCTGTTGTGTCGGCACCCCTGAACATCGCTGCTGGCCTTGTGGCGGCTGTTGCAGCGGTGCCAAGCCCTGCCATCAATATTGACTATGGGCCTTCCTCGTTGACGCTAGTATTTCTTGATAGTTTGGTGTCGTTGGCGTTGTCAACGGTATCCCCAGCGTTGACAGCAGTTGATCCGTTGTTGTCTCTTGACCTGATTTCACCCAGTTAAGGGGACTAGTTGAGCTCTACGATTTACGTTGGTCAAGATGCACGCTACCGGCTTACTGCCCTTAACGATGTCGGTGGCGCGGCCAACCCTTCTGGTGTCCGGTTCAGAGTGAAAGATCCTGACGGCAGTGTAACTGTTTACACTTTGGGGTCTAGTTCTGCTGTGGCTGAAACTACGCCAGGTCAGGTGTATACGCTGACTTTTGATGCTGGCATTGCTGGCAAATGGTCTGTGAGAGCAGAGACAATTAACGTTGGCGGTAATGTTGTTGGTGTTGACGAAGCATCACTACTTGTGATTGCGTCTAGTGTTGTTTGACACCTTCGGGTGGGCGTTGACGTGCTGCGCCTATAGCACGGCTTTGGAAAGATAAATGGAACCAGAAGACACCGTAGAAACTGTGGAAATCGAGCAGGACGAAACGCCTGCCGTTCCGACGTTTCGGGCTATTTCGTCGCAAGATGAACTAGATAGGGTTATTTCTGAGCGGCTTAAGCGTGAACGCGCCAAGTTTGCTGATTACAAAGATTTGCAAGCTAAAGCAGCCGAATATGACAAGATCGCTGAAAGCACTAGAAGCGAAACCGAAAAGCTTTCCGCCAAGGCTGCTGAAGCAGAATCTAAGGTTTCTGCTTTGGCGGCAAAGGTTCGGGCTAAATCGCTTAAAGCTGAAGTGGTGGCAATGTCCGGCCGGCTTGGCATTATTGATTCCGACGTTGCACTGGCTTTGCTTGGTTCTGTTGAATTTGACGAAGACGACGAACCTATCGGGGTTGAAGAACGGTTGAAGGATCTTGTTAGGTCCAAGCCGTTTCTTAAGGCTCCCAGGTTTGAAGCTTCGGCAGACGGTGGTTCACGTAGTCCGTCGCCGGATCTTTCCACGGTTGACATGGAAACTTATATGGCGCACCGAAAGCGCAAAAACTGAAAGGCTGTT